GCTGCTTCCATATCCTTTTCGATGGCGTGCATTACTTTGAGTAGTTCATCTATTCCATCGAGCTTCAATCCCAATTCAGACATTACCATTAAGTCACCCGCCTTACATGGAGCTCAATATATCGCTCCCATGGCTTCTGCCCAGCAATAATCGGTGGTGCAATTAACTCATAAATCTGGCCATCAACCATAACCCTCATATCGGATGTAATACCTGGAATCATCCGGATTTGGATAATCCCTTCAAGGGAATTATTAATTTTTTTAGCACCATAGAACTCGCGGCCAGAACCAATTTGAACTTTAGCGCGAACTTTTTTCCACGGAGCATATTCGTTAACCGGTGCGCCATAATTGTCGGTAATCTCTTCATACTGATCCGGAGTAAGATCAAAAATAAAATCCTTTGCACCATTCACCCAATAGAGTTTAGCAAGCAGAGTGATAGATTGATTAAGTTCTCCTGCTGTAAGCATCCTACCACCACCTTAAACAGTTCGCACTTCGATAAGCCCGGATTATGGTTTGAAGTTCTTTTTCTGGAATAGATTCGCGATATTGATACATTAACCCCACATGAACCAACATAGCTTGTTTATAGGTTTCCGGGAGCCTGACCACATCCCCGCAAACAAATCTGATCTTAATCGGATTAATCGGATACAATTGCATTGATGGCCATGCTTTACCAAACGGTAACACAACACGCCCAAAGGCAGAATCCGTATCAACGATGTAACACGTATCCGGTTGTAACGTTGTAACGTTACCTGTATAATCTGTTACAGTGAAACTTGTTACACTAATTAACGGATACTGCCGTAACTCAATAAATTTTTTATTAGGAAACCGGTCCAGATAAATCTCTCGGGTTTGTTCTGCAAACGCCCATCCGGTCAAATCCTCACCGAATTCCCGGGCAACCTTGATCAAACCAGCAATATAATCATCATCCTCTGTGAAATCATCATACAGATTCAGATGCTTTTTTGCCTCTGCTAGACTTACCGGTTCCACTGTCGGTGCTATTATCAATTTCGGTTTCATTTGTCTCACCGTCCTTCAACGGTTCAACCCAGCCATTCATCATAAACCGTTCTCCGGTTTGCCAAGGTAAAATTGTAAATTTACCCTTTTTCAGCTTTTCCCCGTTTAGTTCTAAGCCGTCAACTAAAACTTTGTATTTTTTATCCACTCGATTCACCTCCTGATAGGAAGAGAGGGCTATTTATAGCCCTCTCGAATTAAGCCGGAATGGTTAACTGACCGAATACAGCGGCCTTGGAATCAAACACTTTAATGTCGTCCCGTTTAATGGCCCGCAGGTCGGTCGTGTTGCGCTTAAACGCATCGCCACCAATGTCAGTCGAGCGGAGTTCAAGGCCCTGACGGCTGAACATGACGATTAACTGTTTGAGATTACCGATGATCAACGGCGCTTTGGTTCCGCTGGTCGTATCGCTCGGCAGGAAACTGTTAGCCACATACACAACTGGTCTACCGAACAAAATTTTGGCGGTCGACTGGGTCGGATCGGGCTGCAGCAACGGACGGTTATGGGCATCTTCAAGGCTGTCCAAATAATTAAAACCGTCCTGGTTGGTCAGAATGATGGAATTCAGTGAGATGGCCGGGTCTAAAGTGACGTTAAGCGCCTTTTTAATAGCCTTAATATCCGCCAGCGCCGTTTTGTCCATGGTGTTAAGGATACCACGAATGAGGCTGTTATTGGTTGCTACCGCTTTCTTAGCCAACCATTGAGATACATAATTAATTAAATTTTGGTCGGTATCCCGCAAAAGTGAATTGGAGATTGGCAGGATACCGCCCCGGTCCTTAACGGCATAGGTAAGTGTGGCGAATTTCGGGTTGTCGGTTTCAGGAATCTCATCCAACTCTGTTAACTCTGCAAACGGGGTTAACTCGGCTTCAACTTCCAACACCCTGGAACCGGTTAAAGTAGTAACTGGTTCAACAGTTACATACTGTGATAGATCAACAAACTGTCGTTGTAGCTCGTTAATCTTAGTCTGAATATCTTGAGGAACAATCAAACCACCATCTGCCGGGACACCTTCGGACATGGCCCGCTTTTCAAGCATTTCCCGCTGTTCGGAGCTTAATGGCCGGTTCCTCAAAAACTGCAAATATGCCGCACGGTATTCGGCCTCTTGGTCAACAACATCTCTGATCTGTTGCCCACCAGGATTTGCTCCGCCAGCATCCTCCTCAGTCGCCCGGATAATTTCAGCCTTACGTTCCAGTTCACGGATTTCTGAAACTTTCGCCTCGGCTTCATCTAATTTACCCTCACTCGCTAGAGTACGGGCTTCAGTTTTTAACGTACTAATCTGCGTTAACAATTCACGCAATTCTTTGTTCATGGTTATTTCCCCCTTATTTTTAATAATAAAAAAGGACCCTTATAACAGGTCCAATTCTAACATAATTCTGCGTTTGCGGAACTCAGCCGAACTTCGTTTTTCCTCGGCTTTAAATTGTTCAAGCGACCGGCAATTAACTGTATTTTCGGGGTAAGCTGGAAAGGCTGTCGGACTGAGTTCAAATATTTCAGCCTTCAAGATTGACCGTTTATAAATTTCCTCCCCGTTTACCTCGGTCTTACTCCATCGTTCTTCTTTAACGATCATTCCAAACGATACCCCATCAACATCCCCACGTTGTACGGATTCCCTGGCATCAGCCCCCCAAGTGTTATTCGGAAGATCGTTTTCAAAATCAATCTGACCGCCGTTAATCGTAATCCGAAGTGTGCCGCTTTTGGTACTACCTAACACCTGTGAGGTTTGATGGCACCAAAGTGATTTTACAACACCGTTTTTAATGCTTTCATCAAAAGCGCCTTCGGAAATCTCCTCAACAAACTTATCACCCCAGTAGTCCTCCATGACAACCGAAAGACTGTTGTATTTGATCGAGCCATAAAGTGTATGCCTTTCTACTCCATCCTCACCGATTATTGACCGAATTCCAAAACTATTATTCTGAAACGGTAGATGCCGGATCTCCTTTCGTGTTTCCATCTGCTGTTTGTCCATCGTTTTCACCTCCACCTTTGTTTTTATAAAAAGCCCCAATCTCAGTGAGTTTTTGCATATTTCCGTTACAAATTAAATCATCCCCACCGTCTGCGGGAGGAAGATCCTCCAATGCCCGGGCCTCATTGGGCGTTAAAAAACCGCCCTGTATACCGGTGCGATATGCTTCATAACGGGTTTTAATATCACTGCGGATAATCGCATTAATATTAAACTTGATACTTTTTCCGGCGCGAATCTCACTATCTAAAAGTAGCTTATACGTCAATTCTTGTTCGTACGCCGTAATAATTGCTTGCATCGTATCAACGTAAAATTCAAGTTCCTGGCTTTCGATATTTGCAAATGTGGCCCGGGACAAATCGTTTACTTGGTGCATTTTAATACCAAAAGCCGCTGCAATCTGTTGAATGGTCAATTTGGTGTTTTCTAAAAACTGCGCATCCGCCAGTGTCATGCTGATCGGTTGAAACTGATATCCAATGGGTAATAACGCAACACGATGACTATTTTTAAGGCCACTAGACATACTTTCAAATTCTTCCCGGAAGGTTTTTTTTGCCGCTTCATCCAGCTGACCAACGTATTGAATTATGCCTTTAGCGCTAACACCATTTTCAAAAAACTTGTTGATATACTCAGCAGAAGACTTTCCACTTGCAACCATCGTCTTAAGGTATTCAATTGGGGTAATTCCTGTAATACCGTCGAGAGTAAACGTTTTTACATGGATAAGTTCAAACGGTGTCAGCTTAATCCGTTTACCGTTTTTAAGATTTACAATATACCAAATCTTATTTTCACTATTAAACAGGCCTGCATCATCAACCCAAATCTCTACCTGTTCAGATTGTAATGGATATAATCCCTTAACCCGTCCATTCCCCGCAAAATCTATATATGCAAACGCATTTCCGCGAAGATTCCGCTGGGTCTCTAATGCTGCAAAAAAATCACGTGCCGACATATACGGGTTAGGCCGGAGTTTAAGGATTGGAGCTAAATAATGGTCATTAATTTGCTGAACGCCCTGCCCTTCCTGAATCAATTTACAGGGGAGCTTTGACAGAGTATCACTCAAAACCCGGACGCAGGTGAAAACAGTTGCCTGCTTAAGTGCGTTTTTCCCACGAACATTTACTGTTTCTTCATTACGAAGAAAATCAGCAAAGGCCGGATCATTCAGTGAATAAATGGCATCACGCTTTTCTCGCTTTCCAAACTTCGGGAACCATCTCATTCTTTCACCTCCCCCAGAGCTTTTGTAAAAACCCCTTATCAGCGAATTCGGAAACGTCAATCACCGGTTCATCAACCATTGCCCGGCTAAATGCGTTTATAACGGCGGCCAACAGGTCAATCCTTTGGGTATCATCTTTATGTCGCTTTGACAGTTTAATATTGCCATTACTATCCGATACTTCAACAGCATTCGATAAACACCAAGTCAAAAGCGGATTCCCGTCATGGACGATCTTACCTTGTAATACCAATTCTCTAAAGCGCTTGGTCGGTTCCGAAAGAGTTTTAACACCCTGACGAACTTCAACACAAATATATCCTTCAGCAGTCATATCATTGGCGAATTGTCGGGCGCCATACGGATCATAACATATTTCCTTAATTTCCCACAGTTCGTCAAATTCCATGTCATGGATATATTGCTTGATATAATTGTCATCCGTTACATCGCCATCAGTAAGCGTACACCAACCATCTTTTGACCATGCCTTATACGGTACTCGATCCGTATGTTCATGTTTGGTCGCGGTATTTTCCGGCATAAACCCATGAGCTGTTATAGCATACCGGTCATCATCAAGCCTAAAAACAAAACCTACAGCTGTAAGGTCGATGCGTTTTGACAAATCCACACCACTGTAACATATACGGCCACGGACCAATTGCAAAAACTCCTCACGTGGAATGGCTAATTCTCGCCACCTATCCATACAGCCGGACATATACTTATTTTCTGAGTCAGCTTGCCAGCGATCCATCCGTTTAATCATAAATTCCCGAATTTTCGACGGGTCGCCGCTTTGAAAAGCTGTATCATATTCAGCTTTTATCTGAGCATATAACCCTTCAGAATATGCATTCGGGTACCGGAGAATGGGATTTGCTTTCACCCAACAACTTTCATCATGTGGATCATCGCCATCGTCGATTTCCCGGATCATAATAAAAAAGGTCTCATCTGTTACTTCCCCAGATAAAACCTTTTTAGCATAATCTTCTTCTTTCTTACATGGCTTATTTTCGGCATCTGTACCAGCTGTTGTAATGATATCCATCAACGATTGAGCGCGTTTACCAAACCCGGAATATCCAACGTCATATATTTCTGATGTTGGATGCGCATGATATTCATCGATTTCAAAATAACAAGGTGCGCCACCGTCTTTGTTTTTGGTATCCTTCGAAAGTGGTCGCATAAACCCACCCCGAGTTTTATGCCGGACTATGGTCTTTTTAATATCCAATCGTTTAGCGATATCCGGGGATGCCGTAGCCATATCCC